AAGAACCGGCGCTATCGTTAATGCGCTCAAGTCAATCCCCGGGGGTGCGCGCCCCACGTATGCTCCTCAGTCGAGCGGCATGGGTCGCATTTCCCCTGTCCAGGCGAACGCCATGTACGCGAATCCTTACCAGGATTCCTACGGTCCGTTCCTGCCTCGCCCGAGCAGCGTGTTCACCGATGGCGCTTTCGCCCCGATGTCCCCGATCCAGCCTGTTCCGCTTGACACGCCTCCCCCTGGCGGGATGTTCGCGGACCCCAGATGGTGGCAGTATCCCGTTGGGTGGAACCTTCCCACTCAACCGGGGGCTGAAGGGCTGAAACTGTGCTCATTTGAGCAGCTGAAAACCCTTTCCGAGCGTTATTCTGTCGCAAGACAGTGCATTGAGCTGCGGAAAGACGAAATTCTGGGACTGAACTGGGAAATTACGATGACCACGGACGCCGCGAAGGCTTACCAGGGTGATCGTAAGGCTATGCGGGACTTCGGAGAGCGCAAAGCGGAGGTTACCAGGTTTTTCAAGCGCCCCGACCCTGATTACTGGTCGTTTTCCTCGTTCCTGGACGCACTTCTTGAGGAAATCTTCGTTTATGACGCGCTCGCGGTCATTTACCGCCCCAAATACGGGGCTTCCATCGGGATGGGAGGGAGAGGACTCCTCGGGAGCGACCTGGATTCCCTGAATCTTGTCTCCGGACCGACAATCCGACCCCTTCTTGACCTGCATGGCGGTCGCCCCCGTCCTCCCGCTCCCGCGTACCAGCAATATCTCTACGGGGTTCCCCGTAGCGACTATATGACGATGGCTACCGGCAGGGATATTGACGACGCGGGACTCGCGGGCTCAGAAGTCAACGAGTTTGATGCTGATATCATGCTCTATGCGCCCCTGGTCAGCAGGAGAGAGACTCCGTACGGGTTCCCGTTCATCGAGAGAGCGCTCCTCCCGATTATCTCCGGGTTGCAGAAGCAGGAATTCCAGCTTCAGTACTTCACGGAAGGCACAGTTCCTGCGGTTTATATTTCGCCTGGCGATACGAACATCACTCCCACCCAGATCGGGGAGCTTCAGAATGCACTGAACGCTATCGCAGGAGATCCCGCGTACCATCTGAAGGTTATCGTCCTCCCGCCTGGGAGCAAGGTGGACCCGCAGCGTCCTGTTGACCTGTCTGACTCTTTTGACTACCTGGTCATGAACCAGGTGTGCATGGCAGCGGATGTACAGCCGGAAGAACTGGGAATTATCCCCAACGTCGGGGCAACCCCAACGGGACCTTCTGCAAGCGGCATCAGGATGGCAGGTCAGGAATCCCGGAGTATCCAGTCCCGGAAATCCGCGAAGCCTCTCCTCAAATTCATCTGCAACATTTTCAATTACGCTATCCAGGATGTCTGCAAGCAGCATGACATGCAGTTCCAGTTTGAGGGGCTTGTCAACGACGAAGACAAGCAGGCTATCACCGAACTGGGCGTGCAGCAGGTCCAGAATGGCATCGCGAGCATCGATGAGGTCCGCGAGCGCCTTGATCTCCCCCCGTGGGGACTTGACGAGACCGGGGAACCTGTCGTCTTTACCGCACAGGGTCCCGTGCCTTTCAAGATGGCAGCTGAGCTGATCATGATGGCAGCACAGGGGGGCGCTGCTGGCGGTCAGGGTACTAACGGCGGTCAGAAAGCAGTCAAGAAGAAGCCAAAGCCACGTAAAGGCGGAGGAACTAAGCCTAATGGCAGCCACCCGGCTCCATTGTCTCCTCATCGCGAAGGCGTCGGCACTCCGCAGCACCAGGCTGCCCAGGGTGCCGTCCAGTCCCCGACCCCGAGAACAGGCGGGACCACTAACAGGACAAGCACGGCAGGGAGCCGCAAGAAGGCTGCCGCCAGCGAGCTGGAATCCCTGAAACGGCATCTCCGCAAGGGCAGGGAGATTACCTCCTGGGAGCCGATGTACATCACCAACCGTACCCTGGGAACGATCGCGGAGGATATCGCGAAAGGCGTTATGCTGGACACCGCGATAGACCGCGCTCTTGACATGATCGAGAAGTTTGCTCCCGAAACTCCTATCGCTCCTGTTCCTGTTGACGAGAACACAGCCAGCACAGTCAACGCTCTTGACCCCGCCTGGTGGAAGTACCCGGTGGGATGGAACCTGGAGAAGTCTGATGCCCCCTTTCCAGGATGGGAGCACGACCTAGGGCTCATCGGGAGATACAAGCAGGAGATCGCCCAGGGTTTCGCGAAAGCGGAAGAGGCAGGTTCGGAGATTCGCCAGCAGGTCGCGGTGGGAAAGCTGATGATCCCCAACCGGGTGATGTACGACCTGATCTCGGAGAAAGTCCGGGAGGTTCTCACTGAGGTGATGACCCCGCTCTGGAAAAGCGCCTGGCAGCTTGGATACAGCTCCGCGAATCAGCTCCTGGGTAACGGACCCGTGATCATGGGAACCACGGACAACCTCCAGGCGTTTCTCGACACCGAAGGTGCTCACTGGCTGGACCAGGTTGCCCGCACGGGGCTGAAAAATGCCAATTCCCGCAGTGAGGTTATCGCGAGAACTGAGATTGCCCGCGCCCTGAACGCGGGGGTTATCCAGTGCTACCGCGACAACGGGGTAACGCACAAGCACCTGGGGATTGCCCCTGATGACGCCTGCAAGGTATGCAGGAAGGTAGCAAACGAGGGACCCATCCCCCTTGACTCCCCGTTTTCCAGCGGAGGTCTAGGCGGTCCCTGTCACGTGCAGTGCCGGTGCGTCCCCCTTCCTGCTGGGATGAATATCGTTCCCCCTCAGTCTCACCTGGGAAAGTCGGACTCTAACGTAGAGGACAGCACCCGTACCGCGTGGCTGCTCATCCGGGCTAAGGATGAGAAAGGGAAATGGCGTTACCTGCTCCAGCAGCGTCCTGACGGAAGCTGGGGAATGCCCGGGGGTACCACTTACGTTGACGAACCGGGATGGAGTGCCGCTTACCGGGAGACGGAAGAGGAAATCGGGGCTCTCCCCGCGCTCACCGTAATCCGTGATTTCACGCACCAGGACCCGGACGGGCAGACTGCGTACCTGTTCTTGTGTGAGACGAACATGTTCAAGCCGCCGATGAACGGGAGCACCCCGGAGGAAACCCTTTCCACCGCATGGTTCCGCAGGGGCGAGGTCGAAGACCTTGACCTGACCGGGAAATTCCGCGACGACTGGGTGAAAGAAATCCACCTCCGCGATCAGCTGGGGGACATGAAATCCCCGCAGAATCTCGTCAACGAGAATGGCGAGTGGATAGTGCTAGACGATCCTGACAGGCATGGAGCCGGGATGGGATCGCGCTGGGTGTATCCTCACCGTGCTAACGGGGAAGAGTTCGGGGACGCGGGACCTGGCGGTTATCCAGGGGCAACTCCGGGAGGTAATCCTCCTCATTTCGAGGCGAACAGGATGGACGCCTCCCCGCAAACCAGGGTGTATCCGCGTGATCATGAGGATGAGTTCCCGGAGGAGCGAGGTACTCCTCCCGCGAGGAGACGCAAGACTCCCCCTGGCGGTTTCCCGCAGGTGGAAGATCCAGAAGAGCAGGAAGTTAATTCCACCGGGATTCAGGATGTATCCGCGAATACGGGAGTTCCCCCAGCAGGGAAAGGCGTGCATCCTGTAGCAGGATCAGTCCCTGCGAGAACCCCGAGTCCCATGTCCCCGCATTCGGAACCTCCTGAGATATTCAATCCGGGGGATACTGTCGAGCAGTGGGACCCTGAAAGGGAAAGCGATGTTGTCCACGACCTTCCGCGTGCTCATAAAGGGGCAGCTGACATAGGCGACCCTAACCCGGTCGAGTGGCGTCACGTATACGCGATGATGGAAGGGAATTTCCCCGATGAAGCCCTCGAATGGGTGAAGCATTCCACCTGGATCGGACCTGTCCAGGTTCCCTGGGAACGTATTGATGACGATTCCATCGACAGCTGGGCTGCATCACACCAGCCTGAGACTGTAGCCAGGTTCGCAAGGGAGATCGCGAAAGGCGGGGCGCACACTAACCCGAGTGTGCTCGTGCAGCGCGCAGATCATTCCGATGGGCGGGCGAAAATCGTGGACGGGCATCACCGTGCGATGGCTCGGCATTTCAAGCTGAACAAGCCCGTGCTTGCGTACGTGGGGACTGTTCCCGCGAGGTACATGGATCAAGCCCTGGAAACCCATTCCAGCCAGATTCACCAAGGTTCCGACCCCGGGAATCGCTAAACTGTGAAAATGCCTTTCCTGGCTTGGCGTCCCAGCTATGAAGCACTTCCCGATCCCCCAGAGGAGATTCCCGTGGCTGTCAAAACCCTGAGCGTCGCTGCTGCTATCACCCAGAATCCTGCCGGTGCCCCCAGTCCGCAGGCAATCATGGCAGCGGTAACCCAGGCTCTCTCCGATCCTGTGTTTGCGACCGCATCGCCCTGGACAGCGGTTGTCACTATCACGACAAGCTAGCATAGGTGAGTGCAGTGAAAGTCAGCAAGGAGAGCGTCAACTACCGCTCTGCTGACTCTTCAAAGCACTGCGGAAACTGCGTGATGTTCAGTCAGGGCTCCTGTGACCTTGTTAAAGGTGTCATCAAGCCTGCTGATGTCTGTGACCACTGGGAAGCCAAGTCCGAGAAGTCAGAACAGACTCCCGCCCTGTCCAGTACTCGCAATCCCCTGGGAACCCACGGGCTATGGAACACCCCGGACAGGCATACTGCGGAACGACAGCAGCTTCCCGCATATCTGCAAAACATTGCCCATGCCCTGATCCGTAACGGGATGGAAGAGGGTCAGGCTATCGCGACGGCTATCAATGCAGCCCGCAGATGGGCATCAGGGAAAGGCAACGTGCATCCCGAGGTGATTGAAGCCTCCAGGAATGCCCTTGCTGAATGGGAGAAGCTGAAAGAAACACATGAGTAAGAGAAAGAAAAGAAAACAGGCACTACTGCTGCATGATCTTGCCTGCGCTATGCAAGCCTGTGAGAGAGCGGGACTTGACCCTAAATTCCATCACGGGATTATCGTCACCTCTATCGGGTTTATCCTCCCGGTGAAAGACAGGTGGCAAGTGCGCTTGCTAAGGCATTTTAAATAGTATATAATCCCAGCAGGGGTCCTTTGTGTTATCCCAGCTGAGAACCATTACCTCTGCCCGTCCTTGTACGGGCTTTTTTTGTGCCCGACAAGGAGATGTATGGCTACTACGCTAGCTGCCCCCGAAGTTGCACAGGATCTTGTGCACATTTCCATCCCCATCCTCAAATGGGAGCAGGATGACGACGGGGACCTGATCATCAAGGGTATCGCCACCGATGGCACCGTAGATTCGGACGATCAGATCGTAGATCCGGTCTGGTCCGCGAAAGCCCTGGGCGACTGGCTCGCAACTGGTGGCAACGTGCGGATGTCCCACGATGCGCACCGCCCCATCGGGAAGGGTCTCAAAGTTGAGATCAACAAGGATGGCACGGATAAGCACTGGCTGACCGCTGTCATCGTTGATCCGCTGGCACAGAAGCTGATCAAGAAGGGCGTCCTCCAGGCTTACTCCGTGGGGATTTCCCGTCCGGTTATCAAGCACGACCCGAGGGTCCGCAACGGGCGCATCTGCGGCGGGGATTTCGCGGAAGTATCCGTGGTTGACCGTCCAAGCAATAAGTCCTCCTATCTGGATATCGCTAAGTCTGCTGGAGACTCCTGCGAGTTCGTCCAGGAGATGCACGCGGATGACGAGATCATCGCCAAGTTCTCCGGGGAAGACCTGGTAACAAAGAACGAGGATGCTCAGGTTCCTTTCGCGGATGACATGAGCCTCACGTTTACCCCGAATGATCTCGCTAAAATCCTCAAGTCGAAGATCATCGACCAGCATTACGACGAGCTTGCCCTGAAAGCCCTGTATGAGGCTGAAGAGGGAGTATACAAGCGCAGTGTCAGCACTGCGGAGCGCAGGAGCCTCGCAGGTGAAGGCAATGCGCTTTCTGATGGTAGTTACCCGATCGCGAATGCAGGCGACCTCCACAACGCTGCTCATCTCGCATCTACAGGACACGGCAATGTGGAAGGTGCCAAGCGCCTTATTGCCAGAAGGGCTAAGGAACTTGGTGTGGCTAATCCACTTAACAATGACTCCTCCGAGGACTCGGGGAAAGGAACCACCAGTGTGGTCGAAGAGACTACTGCTCCGGAAGTCCTCAAGGATGACATGACGGGCATGGGCATGGGCGCGGACAAGGATCTTGACGCTGCCATGCTGAAAGATGGGGACGATGACGCCGTTACCGATGCTGTCGGTGAGGAGAAGGCTAAGAAGCCCAAGGGCAAGAAGATGCCCCCGTGGCTGAATGGCGACGATGACAAGAAGCCTTCCGGGGATGACGATGATTCCTGCAAGATGGATCACGTCCACTCCGAGAAGTGCTCCGGGACTCCCCAGTCTGCCAGCGGTGCTAGTGACGCTCAGGCTATGAATGAGATCCCCAACACCGGACCGGCGCTGGAAACCCCCGCCCCGAGTGGTATCCGTACCGCTGACCTGAAGACTGTCGGGGGTTCCCCTGAGACCGCAGTACTCATGCGGTTCAAGTCGATCGGGGTTGACACGGACCTGGGCAAGCTGCACGACCTGACCTGCCCCGCGTATCACCCGGACGAGGTAGTCAAGTATCACCCGTACGCTGACCTGTCCTCGGTGATTGACCTGGACGTGTGGCAGCGCAAGGCTGTTGACGCGGCTTGCGGTCCTATCGAGACCGCACTGGAGCTGACGAAGGCATGGAGCGCAGCGCAGACCCTCAAGTCCGCTAATGCTGCTGAGCTGAACGATTACCGGGTTGAGCTGCACAAGGCGTTCAGGGACGCTAACCCTGGTCCGAGTAGCTATCCTTCCCCCGGCTCGGTTACCCCCAACGGATATAACCGCCCGGTTATCACTGCGGGACATGCTGCTAACTCCCCGGGGTATGACGGACCTAACTCCTCCCCGGATGTTGCAAGCGGAACGCCCAACGCGCATTCGTTTGACCGTCCCCCGCTGGCATCGGGACATCAGTCCCCGAGTCCCTCCCACATGAAGGGCGGAGCTGAGTACCCAGACGCACAGGGAGTTCCCACGCGGATTGATTACGCGCACGTGGAAAAGGAGAAGGCACGTCAGGCACTCTCCCTGATCCACGATAACCTTTCGCGGATGTTCCCCCCGCTGTGCCCGATGGCGCAGAATGTCACCCAGCCTGAGTCTCTCCCCGTGCCCCCGGCTGCTGGGCTGGGCAAGCAGGTTGAGGTTGCCGAGACTGACGCGGCTCTCTCCAAGACTGTCGAGACTCCCGAGGTTTCTGCTGAGTTCCTTGCTCGCGCTGAGAAGGGAATGAAGAAGAAGCTGGGCAAGAAGGTGCTCGCAGGCAAGATGACTGTCGATGAGGCTCGCACCAAGCTGGGTCGCAGGGTAACCCAGAAGGCACTCGAATTGCAGCAGGCTGAGCTTATCAAGACGCAGTTCGAGAGCGGGATTATCACCCGCGAGGAGGCTCTCAAGGCTCTCGGATTCGAGATCGAGATCAGTCCTAACGTAACCGTCCTGCCCCCGGGTAGTAAGGCGGAGGCTCCGGAGATCGTCAAGTCTGCTCCTGAGATTTCCCCTGACATTATCAAGTCTGCCATCGCGGATGCTATTGCTCCGCTGATTGAGCAGATCAACAAGCAGCAGGCAACCATCACTGAGCAGGAAGCTCGGTGGGAGGCTGCCGCTAATGCTGCTGACCCGAAGACTACTTCATGGGCAGGTCTTGCCATGAAGTCGGTACAGCCGGTGGCTGTTACCAAGCAGGCTGAGATCGCGGAGCGCACTCAGCAGATGATTAACCGCCAGCTGCATCACGTCTGGCGTACGAGTGAGAACCCGCATGAGCGGGAAGCAGCCCGTAACGAGCTGGACAAGCGCGGCGGGATTACAGAGTAATTATTGAGTTCGCTCCAAAGATCGGAGAATTCGTATGGCTGACGTTCTTACAGCCGAAGAGGTTACCGCCCCAGGAATGGGCGGGTCCTCTGCTGGCAGTGCGAGCGCTTTCGGTGAGCGCGTAGCTCGCCGGTCCGACTACGAGGGTACGATGACTACCCTTACCAAGTCCCTTGTCAAGGGTGTCGGGCATATCACCAATGACGGGCGTCCCCTGAATGAGGGAGTCCACAGCACCCAGATCCTGTCCAAGTCGCATCAGGCGATCCTGGACACCAGGGCTGCTGCTTTTGACGGTCGGTGGAATTCCGCTGACACCGTATCCCGGATTAGCCCTGAGCTGTGGAAGCAGGCACCCCAGCGTTACCAGGGTCTGGGAATGCAGCTGAGGAACGACGCGGAAGTCCGCAAGTCCCAGGATGCTGCTCTCGGAAAGTCTTTCACTGCGGGAAACCTGGGGCTTAACGGTGCTCCCTACGGGCTGGTGCCTTTCGACCTGCTCGCACCGTCGAGACTCATCTACCCGGTATATACGCTTTTCCGCAACAAATTCCCCCGTCCTGCTGGTCAGGGCGCTTCTCGCCAGGTCTACGGTCTGCTCGGAGTCAGTGGCTCCCAGACCGGGGGTCAGGGCGTTATCGACATCTCCATTCCTGAGCTTGTCCAGTCGGGCGGGACGATGGCGAGCACTCAGTGGCCCATGAACCTCCCGGGTTCTGGTAAGCAGACTGAGTTCAAGCTGAATGTCCCTTACCGTTTCTTCGGGCTCACCGAGTCGCTTTCGTGGCTCGCTCAGTTCGAAGGTCAGGGATTCGAGGATATTTCTGCCCTGGCAAACCTGGTGCTTCTCCAGGAGATGATGTTGGGTGAAGAGTACCAGATGATTGCTGGGTCTTCACAGCCCCTCGCGACACCTGCTGCTCCTACTCTGGTTGCCCGTACCGCAGGATCGAATGAAACTGCTGTCGGAACCACTGGTACTGCCCGTGTCAGAGTCTCCGCGCTGAACTATTTCGGGGAGACCGCTGCTAGCACTGCCGCGACTGTCACCACTTCCGCTGGTCAGGTTATTGACGTGACGATCGCCCCAGTTGCCGGAGCCCAGCAGTACAACCTTTACTACGCGGGTAACTCTGCCACTGTATTCCTGATGGCAGGAACCACGGTGCAGGCAGGAGTCACCACCAGCGGTGCGCAGACCGCGAACGCTGTCGGTGGCGTCCGGTTCACTATCCAGGGTGCTGACCCCACGTCCGCTAACGGTTCTTTCCTGACCACGGACTCCGGGACGGGTTCCGGAAACCGGATGGAGGGGCTTATCCCCACTCTCTCCGGGCTTTCCGCAAGTGGCTCTGGTCCCTACACTAATGTCGGGTTCGGGTCCGGGAACGTCTGGAAGGGCGGATACGTCAATCAGAGCGTCGGAACTCACCTGAGCACTAACGTCATTTTCACCGCACTGGATGCCCTGTGGGAAAACAATGGCATGAACAATGTCACCCCGGGCGTGTTCAAGGCTGATCCTTCTGAGATTGTCGCTGACGGCGGGGACCTCATGAGGCTCGCGAATGACATGCTCAACCAGGGTAGCGCGCTTAACTACCTGCTGAACATCGACCAGTCGCAGATCGGCGGCATTCGTGCTGGCGCTGCGGTTGCAGAGTTTGTCAACCCGGTTACCAGGAGCACTGTCAAGCTGACCGTCCACCCGTGGATGAGCCAGGGCACCGCGCTGCTTATGAGCTACCAGCTCCCGCAGACGTGGAGCCACGTTGACAATGCGTGGGAAATGACCTGCGTGCAGGATTATGTGTCTGTGGCATGGCCTGTCATCGACGCTTCCTTCCGCTACTCCATTTTCCTCCTCGGGACTCTCGTTGCGCATGCTCCTATGTACAGCGGAATCCTCCAGGGACTCCAGGTCTCGGATATTACGCCTTTCAGTTAATCTCCAGGTTCCCAGGGGGATCGGGACTACAATGACCCCATCCCCCTGGGGTCTGGTTAATGCGGCAGAGAGCCGCGCATTTTCACCGAGAACAACACACACGAGAGGAATTGTGTGGCTCTTGCAGTTGCATATCAGACCACGGCTTCGGTGACCACCACCGCAGGTACGGTCTACACTACTCCCGCATCTACCGCCTCGACCTATGCCTATGGCAGGGACCTGGTGGTAACTAACGCCGGGGCGTCCACCATTTTCGTCGGACTGGGAACCGCTAGCGTCGCTACCTCGGTGGCAAGCTTCTCGGTCCCGGCTGGGGGAAGTGTGGTGCTGACTGAGTGCCAGGTTCCCACTGGTGCTCCGCTGACCGCTTGCACAGGGTCTGGCAGCAGCAGCATTTCTGTCGGGTACGCCTCGGTTGTCTCCGTTATCTAAGAGGAGACTTTCTCTTTTAAGGAGACATCATGGCTAACCTTCCTCCAGGCTCCCCGAACTGGGTGAACCTGTCTTACACCCCGACGTGGCTGTTCACCCCGTCAACAAGTGCCCCGAACACGGTTGAGCTGCACAACAACGGGAATAACACTATTTACGTGGGGCAGGCAAACGTCAGCACCACCACCGGGCTTCCCATCCCCCCGAGGACGAAGCCGGTATTCCTGACTAATGTACTCACCCCGCTGTACGCGATTTCTGCGGTCAGTCAGGGTACATTGCTCGGGACGGTGACTAGTGCCTCCACTGCGGGCAGCACCACTCAGATTTTCTCTGCTGGTGCGGTCACAGCACTCCCCCCGGGGACGCAGTTCATTATCGCGAACACTCAGTGGACCTCCAACCTGGAGGTTCTCAATGTTGCCACCTCGGTCGGGACAACCACGGTTTC